ATGTACGTGTGCTGAATGATGACCACCACCTTTTTTAGCAAACTCTTGTACCCACATCTCACTAAACATAGTATTATATTGTTGCATATCAAAACCTTGGTGATCTAAATATTCCCAAGACTTTTGACCAATGTAATTTCTAAAATCTATAAAATCATTATCAGCTGTTAATGGTGTTGAATGATATGATCTTCCAAAGTCACCAAATTCTTTTATATATTTTTTCTCTCTATTTCTAGCATCTTTAATATATTTATTGCTAGCTTTATTTAATGATTTAACAAACTCTGGTTTTTCTTCACTCCAAATAGTTGTGCTAAAATAATTATTTATATACATTATTTAAACGGCCTCCCTATATTCCATACGACTAATGAGTATCGTGTACCTGATGTTACGGGTTTTACTCTATGCCAAACGAACGAGGGAAATATTATTATTGATCCTTTGGATAAAATTTCTTTACATTGTATTCTGTGTTTTGATTCATCTCTCATGTGTGGATCATAATTTCTAAAATCAAATTCTAATTCACCACCTGTATATTCTGATCCATCCGTTAATTGACAAGTCATAGATAGTTTTCTAATACAACCATGATCTATTGCACCTGGTCTATCGTAGGGTTTATCCCAACTATCACAATGCCAATCATAATATTGGTTTAATTTATATTTTGTAAACTGACAAGATTCAGATCTTTCCCATTGAAAATTCCAACCAGCTTTTTTATTTGCTTCATGAACATAGGGATGTAATTCTTTATATATCCAAGTATCATTTAGCCAAACTAAATCAGAGTTTCTTTTTCTTTTTAAATCTAATACTTCTTGTTTATTTAATTTTTTATCACCATAACCACCTGTTCTAGCCATAACTTCTTTTTGTTGTAGTGCGTATTGTATTACTTCATCACAAAATTTAGGTGTTAATGCAGATTTAAAATACCAATAATAATTAGATATATTCATACGTTATTGTTTGAATAAAATTCAAACTATCCCCTTGTGTATTCGTTATATAATACATACATGTTGAGGGAAACATAATAAATTTATTATTTTCTAATTTAATATCCCAACTTCTACCTTTACGTCTGTTATCTTCATAATGTATTCTAACATTACAATTCTTAACTTTAACTCCATAAAGAAAAGTAAAGTCTGGTGAGTTTCTAAGATCTACTGGATCAATATTTAATAATGGAATACTAATTTCATTTGGTTTATAAATATTACCCCAAGTAGATTTATTTACTAAAGTTTGTCCATAGTTAAGATTAAAATGATCTCTTATATAAGTATTAAGCATATCCCAGTTTCTTGAAAATGGAAAAGATGAATCTGTAATATCAGATTGTAAAATATCCGTGCTTAATTTATCTCGATCTATTTCAAAATTTTTTGGCATAGCAATGTCACCATGATACAATGCTATTTCCGACAATGTATTTTTGTTCATATACCTATCTATTATACACTCCTATTATAAAAAGTCAATGTTTTTGAGAGGTATATTTTATTATGCTTTTGAATCTGACAAGTCCCAAGATTGATTATCTTCATTCCAAGAATAACCCCATCCATGAGTATCAGCTTCATTTTGTTCTTGTTGTTCTGCAGTTAATGCTGGTGCATCACCGATTGGTGATTGCCATCTAGCATCTTCTGTGTTTTTTACCCAAGATGCATACGGTTTTTTAGGCCAAAAGATATTATTATCTTCGTCCCAAGAATAGCCTATACCAGCATAATTTCCTCTAAATGCTTTAGAGTCATCACCTGAATTATGTTTATTTTCTGATGTATTGTAAGAAGTCTGGATCCACATTTGTGCAGGCCAGTTATTATGCCTTTCCAAATACTGTTGACCAACAGCTTCATCTTCAATACCATCAGCATTAAGCATGTCTTTGTTATCAAGTGTTAATACTTGAATAACTTTACCGTTAGCTCCTAGTTTTGCAAAATGTGCCATGTTTGTTTTCTCCTATTTATTTATTTATTATTGATATCTATATCTTATTACAACTATTCCAGATCCACCTGCTGCTCCATGATTTGCAGTTGGTCCTCCTCTATTACCTGCTGCGTCACCTCCAGTTCCTGTATTAGCTCCTCCATCTGCCTGATTTGGTGCACTATCTGCTGCCCCTCTTCCACCTTGTGCATATTCTACAGGAGATGCTGTTATAGAAGTTGTTGCACCTGCAGCTCTTGGAGTAAATTGACCTGGTGCTGGATAAAGTGCAGTTGAGCCAGTTGCTGTTGCTCCACCACCGCCACCACCAGTTGTGTCTGTAGAAGCGAGTGGGGCTGGTGTATCTCCACCAGGATTTCCTTGTGATGGACTTACAGGGGGTGAGTTTCCTGTTCCACCAGAAGTTGCTTGATTATGACCAGATCCACCTCCACCCGATCCTCCATTACCACCATCTCCATTAGGGTATGAACCACCATAACCACCACCAGCTGATGTTATTGTTGAAAATACTGAATTACTCCCTGCAGCTGCATTCGTTGGATAAGCACCCGTTGAACCAGCTCCACCTGCACCAACAGTTATAGGATACCCAGCTGCTGAAACAGTTATTGTTGATGCTCCCTCTAAAGGACTAGCTGTGTATGGAGTTACTGGACTTTTTCTTTCTCTAAATCCACCTGCTCCACCTCCACCACCAACATCATAACCACCTCCGCCACCACCTGCTACGACAAGGTATGAAACTTCATTATTAAATGGTTGTAATGAAGCTGAACAAACTGTAAAAGTTCCAGGACTTGTGAATGTATGAATTTTGCAATTTCCTGAAGTTGTAATTGTTCCACCTGTTGCTGTCATAAAACTTTGTCCTGTTTCTGAATCTTCTACATTTTGTACATTTATCCAACCTTTTGTTGAATCAACATATACAAAAGTTGCTGCTTGGCCATTAACGTCTAGTATAGCATCATCTGCAATTCCACCAATTTTTTCTGAACCATTAGGACTTACTGTTAAATTATATGTTGCAAAATTTCTTGCATAATCTGAAACTGAAACAATTGCTCCAGCACTTCCTGCTGGTAAGTTCATTGTTAAAGCACTTCCAGAATTTACAAAATAACCCTCACCACTAGCTGCAGTAAATGTAGATGTTTTAATACTACTTGTTTGCCAATTAACAGAACCTTCTCTACCAAAACCTGTTTGTGTTCCATTATTTGTTATTGTTACACCTGCAGGAATAGTAAACGTATCTCCACTATCTCCAAGTGTAGTTGTTCCGCATGCTGTTTTTGGACTAATTTTATTTACTTTTAATTCACTCATATGTTACCTATTGAAATTTGTACCTTATAATTACTACACCTGAACCACCTGTCCCACCAGTAGCTGGTCCTGTTCCTCCATTATTTCCTGTTGAACCACCACCAGCACCACCACCAGTATTAGCAGTTCCGTTTTGACCATTTCCTGTTGCAGTAGAACCTGCTGCAGGACCACCTGGTCCACCACCACCTGTTCCGCCTGCACCACTTCCATTAGCACCTGTGCAACCAGTGCATTTATAAACACCACCACCACCGCCACCACCAAAAGCATTTGGTGACCCGTTAATGTTTGTTGTTGCTCCTGCTCCTCCATCACCACCTTTAACTTTAGTTGTATTTCCACCAACAGCGGTTGCTCCACCACCACCCCCACCATTATAACCACAGGTTCCAGCACAAGCACTAACAACACCATTTCCACCATTACGACCTTGAGGAGGAGATACTGCTGGAGTATTTCCACATCCACCTACTGTTCCAGCGGATACAGTTGAATATGATCCACCACCTCCTGATCCTCCAGGACGACCACTAGTAGATGAATTATGAGAACTTGCGCCACCACCTCCAGCTGATGTAATAGTTGAAAATATAGTATTTGAACCACTTGATGCAGGTGTTTCTCCTGCTGCTGGGGCATTTGCTCCACCAGCACCTATTGTAATTGGAAATCCTGTTGCTGTAACTGGTAATCCTGTTGTAGCTAAAGGAGATGCTGTAAAAGTACAAAAAGTTGATTTACCTTCTCTAAAACCTCCAGCTCCACCACCTGCTCCAGATGCATAGTTACCATTTGGTCGATTAGCTCCACCACCACCTCCACCAGCTGCTACTACCATATATGAAATTGTATTTGAACCTGAACTATTACCTGCGTTTGATACACAAAATGTGCCTGGACTTGTAAATGTATGAACTTTAAAATTTGTACAAACTGTTGTTACTGTTCCGCCTGTTGCTGCAATAAAAGCAGGTACTTGTCCAGCTGTTGAATATTCATTACTATGCACTGATCTCCAACCTATCGTTGAATCTATGTACACAAAAGTTATTCCTAAACCTTCAGTTCTTAAAATAACTGTTGCACCTGCAGCACCACCATTAATTTTTTCTGAACCATTTGGATCAATTGTTAAATTATTATCATCAAAAGTATTTCTATAATCTTGTATTGAAACTATTGCACCAGCAGATCCTGCTGGTAAATCTACTTCAAAACCACCACTATTTGTATCACAAAAATAACCTTTTCCATTTTCAGCTGTAAATGTAGATGTTTTAATATCTCCTGTTTGCCAATCAACAGTTCCTGTTCTACCAAAACCAGATTGTGATGCACCTGATGCAAGAGTAACTGTATCACCACTTGCACCTAAAGTTATTGTGTTGCCAGACTCTTTTATAATGTCTGCTCCACATGTATTTTGTATTGTATTTACTTTAATTGTACTTGTCATATGTTACCTATTGAAATTTGTATCTTATTATTACTATGCCTGAACCACCTGCTGCTCCTGATCCAGTATAAGCACCTCCACCTCCACCACCAGTATTTACAGTTCCTGCAACTGCCGCTGGAGTACCTGGAGATGTGCCACCATTACCGCCACCACCTGATCCACCATTACCTACAGTTGCTCCACCTGCACCTCCTCCACCACCAGAAAACACTGTTGGTGTTCCATTAATACTTGTCGTTGCTCCTGCTCCACCATTTCCTCCTGCATTAGGTGCTGGTGTACAAGATCCACCTATTCCAGCAACAGTAGCACCACCTGCACCTCCACCAGCTGCAGCTCCAGTTCTTCCAGATCCACCATCTTTTCCTTGAGGAGGACTTACAGGAGGTGTGTTTCCTGTTCCTCCAGGTTGTCCAGGATGTGGAGCACTAGTGGGAGCACCTCCTCCACCACCAGATCCACCTGGATTACCGCTTGCAATACTTGGACCATATCCACCGCCTCCACCACCGCCAGCCGATGTTATTGTTGAGAATATTGAATTAGATCCTGAGCACCCTCTTGGTGCTGCACCGCCACCTGCCCCAACTGTAATAGGATAACCTGTAGCTGTAACTGGTAGACCTGCTGGTGCATTTAAAGGTGAAACTGTGTAAGAACAAGTAGGGGTTCTACCTTCTCTAAAACCTCCTGCACCACCTCCGCCAAATCCACCACCACCTGCACCTCCTGCAACTACCATATAAGATACTGTATTTGAGCCTGATGAATTACCTGCATTTGTTACCGTAAATGTTCCAGGTCCTGTAAATGTGTGAACTTTAAAATTTGTACAAACTGTTGTAACTGTCCCACCTGTGGCTGTTACGAACGAAGGTCTTGGTAAATCTGCATCTGTAGCGGCTTCAACAATTTGCCAACCTTGTGTTGCATCTCCATATACTAAAGTCCCTGCCTGACCTTCAACTTCGACTACTGGATTAAGTGTACCACCTATAATATTAGATCCATTTCTATTAACTGTTAAGTTATTAGTATCAAAAGTTCCTGCATAATCTTTAAAAGCAACTATGTCCCCTACACTTGGTGATGCAGGAAGAGTCATTGTAATAGCTCCACTAGTTGTATTTATAAAATAACCTTCACCACTAACTGCTGTAAAATCACCTGTTTTAATACTTGTCTGCCAATTGACTGATCCTGATCTACCAAAACCAGATTGTGATGCACCACTTGCTAAAGTTACCGTATCACCAGAAGCACCTAGTGTTAAAGTAGTTCCGCATTGTGGTTCAATTGTATTTACTTCTATTTTACTCATTATACTATTACCAATGTTCCAGAAACTGTAACAGTTGCAGCAAATGCTACTGGTCCTGCTAATACTGCGTTTCCTTCAATTAACATATTTTCATCCATCGTTGATGCATGTTCAAATACATCCTCAGATGCAGGCTTATCGCCTATATATAAAACTCCGTTTATTGTTGCCGCCATGTTACCTCTCTATAATTATTATGTACTAATGCTGTCTACAACACTGCACCAAACATCAACACTACTCGCTGCAGATGAAATACCTTTTAATATATCTCCATTTTGTAATACGATTTTAGCTCCACCATTAACTAGTTCTACAGAACTTGCTGGCGGTATACTTAAATCTTTTACAAGATATCTTGTTGTTGATCCGCTTTCACTTACAAATATACTACATGTTACTGTTGATGTAGTAATGTTAGCTAATCTTAAGCCAACAATTGCATCATCAGAGTTTGATGTAAATATTGTAGTGTTTGAGTTTGTTATCTGTGCACCATTTGATTCAAAATCTTGAGCCATTTATCCTCCTGTTATAATGCAATTGCCATTGCTGTTGCAAAACCTTTTGTTGCAAAACCTGCATTAGCATCTACTAATGTTATTAATCTTGATAATGCTGCTTTTCTATTTGTACCACCTGCACCATCATCAACAATAATTAAATCTGATGTAGTTAAATCAGCACCAATATCTGTTCCACCATCTATTTCTAATGCTGCCAAATCTACTTTACCTGCTGTACTAATTGTAGATAATTTACTATCAGGAATACTTCCAGCTAATTTTGATGCTGCAATAGAACCAGCTAACATATCATTTGATACCGTGCCAGTGTCTCCTGTTCCAATTAGTGTACCAGTTGCTACAGGTAATGTAATATCTGCTGAACTACCTGCTGAGTGTGGTTGTGCTTGTAAAGTTTGTGCGTGAGCATTTGAAGATTCACAATAAAATTTTACTTTTGATACAGCACCAGTTCCTGTTCTAATATCTATATTACCATCTGTAACAGTTACACCACCTGATGTACCATTACCATCTATAATAACTTTACCAGTACCATTAGGTAATAAATTAATATTGCCATTAGATACTGATACAATATCATTACCATTAACATCTAAGTCTCCACCTAATTGTGGTGTGGTATCATCTACAACATTTGATATTGCTGAAGATGTAGCAAGCCCTGATACTAATGTTGATCTAGAAATTTTTTTAAGACCACCACCTGAAGTATCTACTGCTAATAAAACATCATCTGCTGCAACTGAAGATATTTCTGATAAATCACCAACAGCTACTGAATTAAAATTTGTACCATCTGCAATTAATAAATTACCTGCAGTGTTAGTAGCCATAGTAATATCATCACCAGAAACTGTAATATCTCCAGTTATAGTAGCATTACCATCAATAGTTAAGTTACCTGAACTATCTAATTTTAATCCACTTCCTGAACCAACAGTTCCACCTGATTTAATTACTAAATTATCTGAATCTGAATCATCTACTGCAAAGTGAAACTTATCTGCACCTTGTGTATCTAATATAATTGCAGGATCTCCTGATGCT